ATTACACTACCTATGAAGACACAGAAGAAAAGGTTGTCAACTACGTTGGCCCTAAGCTAGTCCGTATATCTCCATTCGATATTTGCTTCAATCCTACAGCCCCTGACTTTGCGTCATCACCTAAGATTATCCGTTCAGTTATGACCTTAGGTGAAATCAAACGTAAGATGGAAGAGAGCCTAGAGAACGACTATCTTAAGGCTGTCTTCGAAAAGATGATGTATAGCCGTAGTGCTGTCTATGGTAATGACGTAGATATTAATAAGTCTCAGGCATACATAGCTGATGGGTTCTCAACACTTAATGAATACTATGAGTCTAACTACGTAGAGATCCTCACATTCTATGGTGACATCTATGATAGTGTAAACGAAGAGTTCCATAAGAACCGTGTCATTACAGTCCTAGATCGTGCCTATGTAATGAGCAATGAGCAGAACCCTAACTGGCTAGGTACGTCCCCTGTGTTCCATGCAGGATGGAGAGAACGCCCTGACAACCTATATGCCATGGGACCACTGGACAATCTAGTAGGTATGCAGTATCGAATTGATCACCTAGAGAACCTCAAGGCTGATGTCTTTGATCAGATTGCCTATCCTATCCTTAAGATCCGTGGAGATGTAGAGGACTTCGACTTTGAACCAGCCTCTCGTATATACCTAGGTGAAGAAGGTGACGTAGGATACCTAGCCCCTGATGCCACAGCCCTAAATGCTGACTTCCAGATCCAGACCCTAGAAAACAAAATGGAGATGTTAGCTGGTGCTCCCCGTGAAGCCATGGGTATCCGTACAGCTGGAGAGAAGACAGCCTTTGAGGTCAACCAGCTTATGACAGCTGCTGGTCGTATCTTCCAGCACAAAACTGCTCACTTTGAACGTGTGTTCCTTGAGCCAATCCTTAATGCCATGCTAGAGGCTGCTCGCCGCAACATGGACTATGCTGACACAATCCGTGTCCTGAATGATGACACAGGTATTTTCTTCTTCGAAGAGATTACAAAAGAAGACATCAAGGGCAATGGTAAGATTGTTCCTATGGGTGCTCGTCACTTTGCTGAACGTGCTCAACGGGTACAAAACCTGACACAACTCTATCAGATCAAAGCAGCTGACCCAACAGTAGGTGCCCACTTGTCAGGAAAAGAATTTGCTCGTATCTTAGCTGACGAGTTAGGGGAGCCTAAACTCTTTGCTGACAACATCACAGTGATTGAGCAAATGGATACTCAGAAGATTGCTACCGAAGCTCAGGTACAATTCGAAGAGGAACAACAGATCGCAATAGAAAGAGGATTGTAATATGCCATATATGAAGGGCAAGGTTAAACCTTACAAGAACACAACTAAAAAGCCAGCAGAGAAAAAGAAACCTATGGCTAAAAAGAAACTAATGAAGAAATAAATGAAATCTTACTGGTTTAAAGAATGTAAGACAAAAGAGGATAAGTTCGGTGTAAGACAAGCAGTCTTGTCAAACCGTGAAAGCCTTGACCGTCTTAAAGAAATACTTGAGCCTATGCTCAAGGAAGTAGTTCCTCAGGCTGATTATGACAGCCCATCATGGGCCTACAAACAAGCTGATCGTATCGGCTACAATAGAGCACTAACCCAAGTGCTTGACATTATCAACCTAGATAAGGAATAAAATTATGGTATTTACTGACAGTGCTGAAACCAAACAGCCAGAGCAGAGTTCAGAGGCTCAAGGACAAGAAACCCCATCACAGGAATCTTATCTGCAGAAACTCGTAGAGACAAAGGGAGAGAACTGGAAAGACCCTGAAGTGTTAGCTAAAGGCAAATTAGAAGCTGATGGCTACATTAAAAACCTTGAAGATCAACTTAGTCAAATGCGAGAGGATCTTAAGAAACAAGAATATCAGGCCCAGATACTTGATCAACTTCAGAATAAGGCCACTGAATCTACCGCAGTGAAACCTGAAGTGTCCAATAATAACGGTAGCACTACAGAGGGAAACACCAATCCGACTCTGAGTGAGGAAGACCTGAAGAGCCTTGTGGAACAGACACTCAATCAACGAGAGATAGATAGTACTGTAAGTAATAATCTTAAACTTGTTGACGAAGAGTTGGAGAAGAGCTACGGCACAGAAGCCCAAGCTAAGATCCAAGAGAAAGCACAAGAACTTGGTATGTCAATGGAACGTATCAAAGAAATTGCGGCTGAATCGCCTAATGCTTTCTTTGCTCTTATTGGTGAACCTAAGAAAACCTTTAGCCCTATGGTACAAGGTTCGGTTCGCACAGAGGGTGTCAACATGCAAGCCTCGGCAGAACGTGATTGGTCATATTACCAAAAGCTTCGTCGGGAAAATCGTAATCTCTACTATACGCCCAAAATACAACAACAGTTAATGGAAGACAAAAGTCGTTTGGGTAGTAAGTTTGGAATCTAAATAAAGGAAAAGAAAATGTCTGGTATGAATACAGCCAATTCTACTCTCCTTACCCGTACCGAAGTCTGGTCTACGGAACTTAAGGAGATTTTACGTGATGAAATGCAAGCACAACGGTACGTCCGTATGCTTGAAGGTTTCCCAGATGGGAACACTTTCCACATTCCATCAATCGGTCAAGCACAGGTAGACAACTACGCAGAAGATACTTCCGTAGAATACCGTCCACTTGACACAGGTGAGTTCACTTTCACAGTCGATAAGTATCTGTCATCAGCTACTTACATGACTAAGAAAGCTGAGCAGGTTACCTTCTACGCAAGTGAACTGATGAGCCCTTTTGTTCCTGAACAAGATCGTGCAATCATGGCTCACTTCGAAACAACCACTATGGCTGCTCCCGAAGCAGGTTTAGCTGACAATGATCAGTCTTTGGTTGACGGAGGAATCCACCGTTTCTCAGGCGGTAATGCAGGTAAAATCGAAGTCGAAGACTTTGCTTATGCTCGCATGAAGCTGAAGATGGCTAATGTACCTGATCAAGCAATGGTTGCTATTGTAGACCCATCAGTTGAGTTTACAATCAACACTTTGAGTGATCTTGCTGCTGTTACCAACAACCCTAAGTTTGAAGGTATCGTAAGCTCAGGTATTGCTACTGGTATGCGTTTCGTAGCTAACGTCTATGGTTTCGATGTATATACATCAAACTACTTGGCTGATGCAACAGACACTGCTCTGAAGGAACGTGACAATTCAACTACCAATGACTTCAGCTCAACAAACGGTAAAGTGAACTTGTTCTTCTCAGCTAATCCTACTGTGAATCCATTCGTGGGTGCATGGCGTCAACAGCCTGAGGTAGACTACGAGTATAACAAAGACTTCCAACGTCACGAGTTTGTAACTACTGCTCGTTATGGTGTTAAGTTGTACCGTCCTGAAAACATGGTTCGTGTTGTCACGACACCTACAGTATAAGGAGATACTAAATGTCTTACACTAACGCAGATGGCCTTTACATCCTCACTGATGGGGATCAAGGCGTAGCCAACCTAACTGGTGGTAACAACAACGGTGTTAAATTCTTGATGATTGACATCGATGATGCGACTACTATTGCTGCTACTGCTGCTGCTCCTGCTGCGAATGATGCATTCATTCCTTCAGGATCATACATCACTCGTGCAAGCTTGATTGTTTCGGATGCTTTTGCTGGTGCAACTGCTGCCCTTAACATCGGTCTGCAGACTGCTGCTGGTGCAGCTATTGCTGCTCAAGGTATCGATGCTGCTATCGCAGTAACTGCAATCGATGCTGATGGTGATGTTGTAGCTTGTGACGGTGCCTATGTAAACGGTGTTGTAACCGTAGGTGCTGCAGATGCTTATGTATCACTTGACTATGACACAGCTGCATTTACTGCAGGTGCTGCCAAATTGGTCATTGAGTACATCGAAGTATAAACTAATTGGTTGGGGGCTTCGGCCCCCTTCCTTCCACCTTAGGAGATTGCAATGGCAAACGTAAATCATAGTTCACTAACAGACCCTTACTTGCATGAACCTAAGGGTGTAGCAGCTGCTGCCTCAGGGGAGGTATATGTTGCTAATGGATCAGGATCAGGAGCTTGGACAGCTAAAGAAACCTTAGTTGGTGAGACTTTAAATGGTTATTTAGAAGATGTCTCTTCAGTAGAAACAGTTCACTTACCTATTCCTTTTGCTGGAACTATAAATAAAGTTGTAACAGTTCTTGAGAGTTCTATTTCATCATCTAATTCTACTGTTACAGTTAAGAATGCTGCAGGTTCATCTATGGGAACTTTGACAATAACTGCCTCAGGATCTGCTGCAGGTGATGTAGATACTTTAGTTCCTGTCTCAAACAATACAGTTACAGCCGATAGTTTCATTACTGTTGAAAGTGATGGAGCATCCACTAACACAGCTAAACTACGTTTTGTAGTAGTATTGGATAGAACATAATGAGAAACACACTCCTTGAAATGGTTCAGTCTATTCTGAGTGACATGGACTCAGAGAATGTGAACTCCATTAGTGATTCAGTAGAAGCCCAACAAGTAGCCTCTGTCATTGAGGATACATTTTTTAATATTATTGCTGCTCGTGAAATACCTGAGCATAAGCAACTCCTAAAGCTGACAGCATTAGCTGACAGTACGAGACCTACTCATTTCCAATACCCAACAGATACTAAACAGTTAGAACGTGTATTCTATGACATAAGCACTACAGGAACTAACTACCGTGAGATTTACTTTGTAGAGCCTCTTGACTTCCTTAATAAAGTCAACGAGGATGGAAGTAATGTTACCTCTGTCTTAGATAAGAATGGTGGCACTAAGATCTTCATTAGAACTGATCGTGCTCCTAGTTACTACACAAGTTTCGATGACAACTATATTGTCTTTGATAGCTACGACTCATCAGTTGAGTCAACCTTACAGGAATCTAAAACTCGTGCATATGGAACTGTGTACCCTAGTTTTACTCAAGCAGATACCTTCCAGCCTGACCTAGATGACACAATGCTTCCTTATCTTTTAGCTGAAAGTAAGTCAGTATGTTTCTCTTTGTTCAAAGGTGGCAGTGATCCTAAGATCGAACAAGCCTCTCGTCGGTTGAAGTCATACGTACAGAATGACCAATTCAAAACTAAGAAGGCTAACACGAGAACCCACTACGGCAGAAACTAATGGTAGAATTTATAGAAAACACAGCAAAACAAACCTGTGTATGTAAAACTGACAAGCTTGCTACAGATATACACATAAGAAAATCTAATGATGGTTTTATTTTCTTTGAGTTCCACTTTGAAAAAGGCTTAGTTCCTAAGGAATTATCAGGTAAATACTCAAGTATCCCTAAAGCAAAACAGGCGATAACCCAGTATCTTAAAAATAAAAAACCTAGCAAAACTTTACGTAGAAGAGAATTTGCTGAGGATTTTGATAGACGCAAGAGAGAACGAGATGCCGCAAAGCTTAACTCAGAAGACAGTAAATAACTTTGTCAGAGGTCTCATAACTGAGGCGGCTGAACTTACATTCCCTGATGGAGCATCTGTAGATGAGTTAAACTGTGAATTAAATCGTGATGGTTCTAGGCGTAGACGTTTAGCTGTTGAACTTGAATCATCAAATGTTTTGTCATCCTTTACGATTACTGATGATGACTTAGTTCACACAGGTGAATGGTTAAACGTAGAGGGTGTAGCTGGTCAAAAGTTTCTTGTAATTCAAATAGGTAATACTCTTCATTTCTATAATAAATCTGAAGCACCTTACTCAGGCCAAGCTGTAGGTACTAGCATAGATCTTTCAGTTTACGAGTTCGCAGGATCTATAGGTGCTAATAATGCTAAGTGTCAATTCGCAAGTATTGATGGTGCTCTGATTGTAGCATCTGAAGCTATTGATACAATCTATATTACATGGGATGGTTCAGTATTTACCATAAGTACTATTGACTTTAAGACCCGTGACTTTGAATGGCAGGGTGACACAACAACTTATGATGAAGGAATAGCTAGTCCTTCTACTGAAAGAGAGTACGACACAGCTAATGCTGGCTGGGTAGGTGACAAAGGAAGTGCAGCCCTTACGGACTACGAAACAGCTAACTCAAAGTATCCAGCTTTAACACACCCTTGGTATGCAGGTAAAGATTCCAGTGGAGACTTCGATGCAGCTGAGTGGGATAAAGTTTTTGCTGGTACAAGTCTAACAGGCAATGGTCACTTCGTATTAGACTTCTTTGCTAAAGACAGAGCAACTGCTTCAGGTATCGCAGGGATTGCAACTGAGTTCGAACAAAGTAGATTTAAATCTGTCACAGCTTTCTCAGGTCGTATATTTTATGCTGGCTTAGACAGTGAGAAAAACTCAGGCACTATTCTCTTTTCTCGTCTGATTGAAGACAAGAATGAGTTAGGCGAATGTCACCAAAGGAATGACCCTACAGCTGAATATTTGTCAGACCTTTTAGATACCGATGGTGGTGTCATAAGAATCCCTGAGGCTGTAGGCATTAAACTTCTTTACACCTACCAGACAAGTCTCTTTATATTTGCTGAGAATGGCGTATGGCAGATCAATGGTGTAGACGGAGTATTTAGAGCAACTGAATTTTCTATTTCTCGTGTGTCCGATACAGGTATTGAGAACCCTCAGTCTTTCGTAGCAGCTGAGGGTGTTCCTTTTTGGTGGTCACGTTTCGGTATTTATACTCTTAAGTTCGATGATGTATCAGGTAGAGCTACAGATCAGAACATTACTCTACCTACAATTCAGACTTTCTGGGATGCTATTCCTACAGCTGACAAGCTAAAAGTCACAGCTTTATATGATGACATAAACAAAAGGATTTACTGGGGTTATCCTAATTCAAATGAGACAGTCGAGTCTAAGATTAATAACTTCTTAATCCTTGATCTTCAACTACAAGCTTTCTTCCCTTGGAAAGTCAATGACCAAACCTCAAGTACAAGTAGTATTGTAGGACTAGCTTTCTACTCTGGCTATGGGGCTGACACAGTAACCTTCGATGTCATCACTTCAGTAGGCGATGATGTTGTCACATCTGCAGGAGATGATGTCGTCTCAGCAGAAGTATCATCCTTTGCTACAGGAGACCCAGCTATTGTTCTCCTTATTCGTGATGGAGCCACAAATAAATTAACCATGGGTGGTTTCTCAGGTAATACTTTCTTAGATTGGGGTGACACAAACTATACATCCTTTGCTGAGACAGGCTATGACTTCATAGGTGATTTAGTCTTAAAGAAGAATGCACCTTATCTTGTTGTTTACTCTCGTTTGACAGAAGAAGGGTTTACAGGATCAGAAGCTACAGGTTACGAGTTAATCCGTCCGTCTTCTCTTCTTGTGTCAACAGCATGGGACTTCAAGACAACATTCAATGCTAGTCAACAGTGTTATCGTTTCAAGTACCCGTTGGTTCCTGATCCTTCAGATTTGTCAACGATTAACTATCCTGAGACAGTAATGACTACCAGACTTAAAATCAGAGGTCACGGTAGATCTATGAGAATGAGATACGAAAGTGAACAAGGCAAGGATTTCCTTTTGTTAGGCTGGGGTATCATCCAAGGTAGGAATAATAGATATTAATGACAGATTATATTATACGTGATGCAACCGAACAAGACGTATTAGACATTGTTTTATCTGTAAAGCAATTCTGCAAGGAAGTCCCACACCCAGCTTGGGATAAGTTCGATAGCAATAAAGTTAATGAATTAGTTTCTCAGCTATGCCAAATTGACCAAGGGTTTGTCAAAATAGTTGAGCATGACAATGAAATAGTAGGTTCTCTCATAGCTGTAATATCTAGTGTACCTATTAATTCATTAGTCTTTGCACAAGAGTTAATGTTTTGGCTAGACCCTGAGCATAGGAATGGAAAAACATCAATGAAACTTATAGATTCTTATGTGGAGTGGTCACAGAAAATGGGCTGTAACTTTATTAGATTATCTGAATTAGACAATATACTAGGAAGCAAAGCTGGTGCTCTTTTTAAGAGAAAAGGTTTTATTCCTGTTGAAACAGCTTATGTGAAGGAAATATAAGATGGCAATTTTTACATCATTAGCAGTAGCAGGGACTATAGGTGTTGGAACTGCTGTGGCTGCAGGAGCAGCAGTATACGGAACAGCATACGGTTTGTCTCAACAACAAAAAGCTATATCATCTCAAAGACAAGCAGCCCAAACACAAGCAACTATGCAAAGGGAACAAGCATCCCGTCAAAGACGTAGTGCTATTAGGCAATCTATAGCTGCAAGAGCACAACTTCAAGCTGCAGCACAAGTAAAAGGCTTAGGTGAGACTTCTGCTCTTGCTGGTGGTTTAGGTAGTATATCCTCTCAACTAGGAGCTAACCTAGGCTTTAGCACAATGATGTCAGGTTTAGGTGAACAATATACTCAGTTGTCAGCAAGGGCTGCACAGCAAGCAGGTATGGGTGACTTAGGTATGGCTATCGGTGGTCTAGGTTTCCAAGGTTTGCAATTTGGAATGTCACCTACAGGTCAAAAAACAGGGTACTTCTCTGGTTTAGGGGGTTAGTAAATAATGGCTACTCTTACATTAGAAGACAAAATTTTTAATGAGCAAGTCCTTAGTGAACAACTGAAAGAAGTAGAAGAACTAGAGCAGTATAACCCAGATTCTCAAGTAGAAAGCATCAAAGCACAAGAGTTATCGATAGCCACAGGTGCAGCTGAAGATGAGATACGTGCTGATCGTCTAGCTGGTGATGACAACTTTACAGCTGTAGCTAAAACCCAAGGGTTAAACTTTGACTATGCTTTAGCTATTGACCAAGCCTATGAAGATGGGTTATCACCTGAAGCTATAGCTGAAGTAATCCAAGAGAGAAAAGAAAAGGGTGACGATATGTCTCTGGGTGAGTATATGCTCATTCAGAACCTTATGTTGTCAGACAATGATGTCAATCCTTATGCTGCTCGTACTCTGACAAACATGGAAACATGGAACCGTTTGCTTCAGAAGGAACTAGAAGCTAATGACCAGTCAGGTATCTCTAAAGTCTTGTCATTCCTAGATGTAAATGTCCTAAGGGAACTTACCATAGGTGCTTTCGAGAATGTTACCTTTCGTTCTAATCGTGAAGGCAATGACATCAGAGAAGCCTTTAACATGATGGAACCATCTGAGTTCCAAGAGTGGGCTAAGGAATATATCTTAGAACGTAAGGCTGAGGGTATCTTCTCAGATGACAGCATATGGAACTTGTATAAGACAGCTAATGATGCCACATACCTAGGGGATGACCCTATGGCTGGCATTAATTTTCTGTTTGGTGCAGCTGACATAGCTACCTTAGGTCTAGCTAAAGGGGCTACTGCAGCTATCAATACCGTTAAGGCTGGACCTAAGGCTGTCGGTAAGACAGGTGAAGTAGCAGGTAAGCTTCTGTCACTCTATAAATCTCGTAGACCTATTGACGTAGTGTCTGTAGAAGAAGGCGATGCAATAGCTGGTACAGTCTTAGCTAAATCTGTGGATGACGTAGGTGTACAGGTAGATGAAGTCACAGCTGGTAGAGGTCTTCCACAAGAACTAGATCCTGCAAGTGGACCATCTGCTAGGCCATCAGGTGTCACCTTTCGTGAGGGTTCACGTAAGACAGTCCTTACAGAAAAACTAGAAGAGATCAATCGTCGGGGATCTTTCGGTGAGTATGTCCCTTATGAAACAATAAGACAAGTAGCTAATGACACAGCTGTTAGGATTGCCACACGAGTAAACGATGTAGTCATCAATAGTAAACGTATTATCGATGAAGGATCAGAGGACTACAAAGTTGTTGTCAGACTAGGTAAGGATGGCTCAGGTACAGCATTTAGACGTAAGATGGATGCTCAAGCCATAGCTGATAAAGACCCTAGCCTTAAGGTTGTCCGTAGAGAAGAGGGCAGAGGCTGGTTCATAGAGACAGAAGAAAGAATAAATGTCTTAGGTTTACCAGATGAAATCGATAGATTCGACAAAGGTGGTTTCGTAGGGGATGCTATCAATAAGGTCTTCGGTGCAGCCACAATTAGACTTGGTGAAAAGATAGGTGCTAAGTTCTTGCAAGCTGAGGCTGGACAGGCTCTTGTAGGAGATCTTATTAAACCGTATGCGAAGACTATTAACCGTGTCAAGGGAAAAGAAAAGGAAAACCTTTCTGATTTTATGACACAACTTCGTGATGGTGAATTGTCATACATGCGTCAAGCTCCTAGTCGTGAGAGCTTTGAGGCACTCTATAAGACTATGTATGGTTCTAGTCCTAAGAAAGAAACTTCTGATGCTTATGTAGCACTTCAAGATATTAACGATGCTACATGGCAGATCAAATCTTCTGAGAGACTGAAGAGAATTGTAGCTGAAGGTGGAGTATATGCTGACTTCACAGATGAGTTCGGTGCTGTTGTCTACAGAGTAGATGGACAGAAGGTACGTATTCCAGATGATGAGTATATTCTTGATTTAGCTACAGGTCGTACACTCCGTAAGGATGAACTTACAGAAAACAATGTTGTATTCAAAACTCCTGACACATATGTAGACCATTTATTTGTCACAAATGTGAAGAGTGCCAGAGCCTTAGAACGAGTTGACGTTATGCCCTACAATGTGGGTGGCCCTCGTACTAACTCTGAGTTCCGTTGGTTTGTAGGTTCAACTAAAGAACAGACATTAGTATCAGGTAATACTATCTCAGGTGGCTTCAAGACAATGCTTGGGTCATTCGGTAAGGAACAGGCTGAGACAGCTGTTCGTCAGATAAATGTTATCTCTCGTCGTATTACAGAAATAATGGATGGTCAGGGTGCATCTGACATATTCCAGATTACTCTATCTAAGCCTGAGTATGATGAATTAGGTAATTTGATACGTGCCAATAACGACTGGAATAAGCACATTACCGACTTAGAGGATCTGCAAAGGTTAGCTCGTGAGTACAACTTTACCTTTCGTGAGCAGTTCGTAGCTAAAGCTCGTGACGAAAAGGTGTCAATAACTGAGGCTGGTGAGAACCCAGCTATGGTTGGACAATCCTTCGGGGAAACCGTAGGCACTCGTCTGAATATGAAACGGGGTGACACACCTCTTATGGAGTTCGGCGGTAAGAAAGCTACAAATGCCAGCCCTGTGTCAGCTATTGCTGATCAATTCGGGTCTGAAGCTTTTGGCTATGCTAATCGTGCAGCCTCACAGAATGCCATGGTAGGCTGGGTGAAACTAGCTGAGAAGAATGAAGGTATTGTCACATTCCCTGCAGGTATCCCTAAGAATGACTATCTCAATCGTTTCTTAGGTGCTGAGGTAACTAGAACAGGTAAGTTCAATGACCTTGCAGCACAGCTAAGGGAACAGCAAGACGTAATCAAACGTAGACTTAACCAGTCAACATGGTTCAGTGACAAGTGGGATACATTTACAGCCTCAGCTACTGAGTTTATCTTTGAGAAAACAGGTAAGAAAGTAGACCTTACAGGTTCAGATCCTTCCTCTCAGCTTCTGCGTGTAGGTTTCTACTCTAAGTTTGGTTTCTTTAATCCTGATCAGTTTATGCTTCAGGCTCTCCATAGCTTGACAATAGCTGGTATCTCTCCTGTGCAAGGAACTAAAGCACTAGGACTAGCTGCCCCACTTCTAGTTGTTTCTAGTTTGAAAGATGAAGCTGCTCGTGCCTTAGCTATTCAACGCCTAGCTAAAGTATCTCCTATTTCAGAGGAAGAACTAACAGGATTGTTACGTTATATCGATGAGAGTGGACGTAATATTATTGACACACAGATCATCGAACTCCAAGCTCCACAAAAGTTTGGTGCTGCTAGTTCACTGACGGAGAAGGCAGGTGGTGCTATTAACTCCTTCCCTGATAAGTCAACAATATTCTTTAAGGAAGGTGAACGTGTCACACGTATGTCATCTATAACTACGGCATACCTAGAGCACAGAGCTAAACGTCCTAATATTGACCCTATGTCTCCTGAAGGAAGAACATGGATCACTAACCGTGAGCAAGATTTGTCATTCCGTATGACAACAGCTTCTCGTAGCTTTGCTCAGAGTGGACCAATGCGTGTACCTACTCAGTGGTTGACTTTCTCTTTGAGAGCCTTAGAGAATATAGCTGTAGGTCGTAACTTCACAGCTGGTGAACGCATGGGTATGTTTGCTGTCATGGGACCGATGTTCGGATTGACAGGCTTAGGCATAGGTAAAATGTCAGGCTATGTCACTGAGCAACTAGGGTATGACCCAACAGAACCTGAAACAGTAAAAGTATTTAACCGTGTTAAGTACGGTATGATGGATACTCTTCTTTCGGAACTGATGGGTACTGAGACAGCCTATGCTCAACGTGTGGCACCTTTAGGTCAAATCAAGGATACCTATCGGAAACTTATGGATGACCAATTCCTGACGGTTCTCTTTGGTCCCTCAGGTGAGATTAGTTCTGACATCATGGTTGCAGCTACGAATGCTGTCAAAGCTATGTATGGTGGACGTACAGAAACTGTCAGAGAAGATTTGACACAACTTCTACGTAACTTATCAACTGTAGATAAGGCTGTCAAAATACAAGAACTAATTGAAACTGGCAACTACCGTAGTCGCACAAGAAAACTAACTGTAAGTGGCCTAGAACCTTCTGCTGCAGCTGCTGTTCTCTTCGGGGCTACTCCTGCCCCCGTACAGAACTACTATGATTATTCCGAAATGATCTTCAGAGAGGGTGCAGCTACCCGTAAGTTCGAGAATCGTCTAAGACAAAGAGCTAATTATGCTATTGTTCTCTTGACACAAGGGGATAAATCTGATATAATTAGAGGCACAAAGCTCTGGGAAGAAATCACTGACGAATTGTGGGCGTCCAATCTTTCGAATGAGCTAAAGGTTTCCATACAGAATAGACTTGCTCGTGGGGAAGTACTTCCTGACATCATGAGAAATGCTATGCGTCTTGGCCTTGAGTATGATGCCCAAGTTCTTCAACAACAAACTCAATAAGGATAAATAATATGGCTGGATTCGCAGTTGATATTGGAGATGCAGGTGCTGAATATGCTCAGGGTGTATCTGCCCCTAGTGCTACATCAGCTAGTGCTGCAGCCCAAGGTCTAAGTACTTTAGGACGAGGTATCTTTGGTACTCTGGACGCCTATGACAGGGCTGTAAGAGCAGCTAAACCGACTGAAGCTTCTATAAATAGAAAAGGGTTTGCAAGCTTTATATCAGGATTGGATGAATTAAAAGGTGTCACAGATCCTGTAGCTATTCGTGCAAATGTAAACTCTTTAGTTGGTCAATATGAAGCACAAGGTTTCGAAATAGGTCAAGCTGAGGCAGATGCTGTCCGTAGGCGTACAGGTATCGACTTGACAACTATGATAGGTGATCCTGCTCAAGCTGCCTTCGATGCTAACATAAAGAAACTTACAGATAATCCTTCATATCTTTATCTTGCAGAACAAAAACTATTAGAAACTGGTCAACCATATACTCAACAGCAAATTCTTGAGACAGCTTTAGGTTCTATGCAATCAGCTGAGGCGTCTGCTCTTTACCTGACAAATGCTAAGATTACTAATCGTAGAGAATACTTCGAACAGTTTGTACCTCAAGCTAATGCAACCCTTGAGAATATCCGTGGAACAGCTATGGCTGGTCTTAAGGTTGAGATAGCAGGTGGAGATATTTCTCCTGAGTCAATAACACAACTGCGTACTCAGTTTGATATAGCTAAAGCTCAGATTACAAAACCTGCAAGTATCTCAGGTGAGGATTGGCAGGGTGTACAAGCCCAGTTAGATACCCTTGATAGCTTGTTGACTTCCCTAGAGACTTACGATGAACGTCAATTAGCTAAAACTAAAGCTGAGATCCTTGAGCCAATCTCTAAGGTTCTTATGGCTCAAGCTAAAGAGTTGACAGCTACAGATCCTATCTTAGCTCAGGCTCTCTTGTCAGACAAAGTTGACTGGTCAGCCTATGTGTCACAGAATTATCCTGATCTTCTAAAAACTATTGACAATATAGAAGTAGAGGATACAATCTATACGGACTTAGAGGTATTTGAGTTTGCTAAACCTGAACCTCAAGAGCAACCAGATGGAGAAACTGTTACACCTTTGCCCCCAGTAGAAGAGCTTCATGACATCGATGAGGTAAGTAAGGCTGAGGAACGTAGTAATACTGCCCGTAAAGATGCTATTTTCTTTGCTAGTACACTTCGTATTCATCCTACAGAGCCACAGAATATGGAGTTACCTGAGCACAGGACTAACTTCCTAGCTGGTGTCGGTCAAGCTACTGTCAACATAGCTACATCACCTGAGTTGCTAAAGCAGAGCACAATGGCTAATGTCTATTCTGATGACACATATACAAAACTAGCTATTATTAAACGTCTTGATCCTGAGGCTCATGACCTAGCTGTGGAAAGACTTAAAGATGGTCTTGCAAGTCAGTTCAATATTGCAGCTACAACAGCATCAGGTTCCCTTCAGTCATCATTCTTTAATATCTCAGGTCTAGGTGAAATAGAATACGATATTGAACGTAGAACCATGGAGGGTGCCTTCCGTATGGGAGCAGAAGCTAATGCATTAGTATTAGGTTTTGCAGGTAAACACTACAATGGTGATGTCACAGCTATGGTTGCTGACAGAGGACGTAGGCTCAGTACTTTCGAACGTAGTCAAATAGAAAATGAAGGCTTTAAATTCAATGTAGCCTATCAGGATTACCGTAAGGTACAGAAGGTTTCACAGAACCTTAAGTTCTACACAGACCAACTTAAGAAACTAGGTATGGATACAGCATCTATTGAAGCTGCCTTGATTAAACCTGTGGATGTACCTGATCAAGAGGCTAAATTAGGTTCCTTACAAAACCCTTTTCAGATAGTTTGGTCAGAAGACACAGACGTTGATGAGAAATTATTTGCTTCTCTTAAGGTTGGGCAGTACTTTATTAATCCCGAAGGCGATATTGAACAAAAGGTACGATGACATGGGAATGTTTGGTGAAAGATCTCGTGTTGTTGTCAGAGGTGGTAAGCCTGTAGAGGAACCACAAGAAGTGACACAACCTCTTGTCATGGAGCAGATGGAAGAAGTCCAACAAGACTTAGGTCAGATTGCCCGTGAGGATGCTCAAAAAATGGCAGCTATTCAAGAGGCAATGGGTGTTACACAATCCCTAAGAAATCCTCAAGAAGTTATGGAGAACCTTCGTAAGATTCTTGGTCCTCAAGTTTTTAAGACACCCCCTACAATACAACAACCTTCTGTCACACCTGAAGCATTGCCTTCTACTCAACCTGTCCAAGAACCTTCTGTTCCAACTGAGGCACCTGCACCAGTACAAGGTGTTCAGGTTACAGAAGAACCTTCAGTTGTAAGTGAAGCTCCTTCAGAAGAACCAATGCAGCAAGCTACACAACAGCCCTCACCTGCACCAGACACAACTACTCAACCAGAAGCACCCCTTGAACCTATTGCAAGTTTGAGAGGGGTTCAGCAAAGGTTAAAGGATCTTGGGTATTATACAAAAGCTGTCGATGGTCTTGCAGGTGCAAAGTCAGAGACAACAAATGCTATTAAAACATTTCAATACCTGAATAATTTTCCTGTAACAGGTGATGCAGCTGATGAGCAAACAAGACTTAAATTAGCTGAAACAGGTTTAGAAAAGGTCAAGGAGCCAGAAAACAATCTTCTTAAGTTTATAAGTGAAGGTGAAGGAGGCTACGGTGCAGCTAATAATGGCACTAGCACTTTAGCTGATAAATTCAGTGTAAGTCAATCTTATTATTCTGATACTTATAATAAACCTTTAACGGAAATGACTGTTAATGAAATTATGAATGCTCAAGTAGGTACGACAGGTCTTACTAAAGATGAATTATTAGCATTAAATCCTGAGCTAGAGCAGTACCAAAGAGATAGGGAATTTTTTGCCGTAGGTGCTTATCAAATTATACCTAAAACTCTGTGGTCAGCCGTAAGAAGTGGGGCCGTGAAAAGTGATGAAGTCTTTACCCCTTCATTTCAAGATAGAGTGGCATTGAAATTTTTAATAGGTTCGGATAGACCTACTGTAAGAGACTACATACAAGGTAAAAGTAATGTTACAGTTGATCAAGCTGTTTTGTCTTTAGCTAAACAATTTGCATCTGTACCTGTACCTCCAAATACTACAAAAACACTAAACGAAGGTACTGACGAAGAAAGGGTAATAAATATTCCTGAAGGGAACAGCTATTATGGGAGTGAAAATCAGGCACTTCATACTGTAGCTCAGACTAGACAAGCTTTAGAGCAAGAAAGAAACAACTATATACAGCAACAGGCTACACCATGAGACTATTTATAGCCCTTGTACTTGTGCTCTTCCTTGGTGGTTGCCTAAGTCCTTTGTCACTCCTAGGTGGTGGTGGTCCTAACGTAGCTGCTAATGTTCAAGCAGGTAAGGAAAATAACCAGTCTGTCATTGACCAGAGTTCTGACATAACAGGTGAGAATGTATCTGTAGATAACTCTCAGGTTAGCTCAAATGGTCCTATAGAATCTATCAAAGTTTTAAACCAAGACATACCAACATGGGTAATCATACTTCTTATCTTAGGCTGGATGCTTCCTAGTCCTCAAGAAATCTGGAGAGGTTTCCTTAAGACAATAACATTGGGGCGATACCGTGGCTAAAATAGACAAATCAAAGATGAAGTGCAACAAGGTTCAGAGAACCTCAGGTGGCCCTAAGAAGTTTGTTGTTAAAGCCTGTAAGGATGGTAAAGAAAAAGTTATTCGTTTTGGTGATCCTAATATGAAGATCAAAAAGAATATACCAGCTAGACGTAAGAGCTTCAGGGCTAGACATAAGTGTGACACAGCCAAGGATAAGTTTACAGCTAGATACTGGTCATGTAAGCAATGGTAGGTGACACCCTTATATCTCACTTTCCTTTACCTAGTATGCCATTCCAAACGCATACCAATGTAGTCTTTGAGAATGGCAGGGGTGAAGAACCCTTGAAGAAGAAAAGAAAAGAGATCAGTCCTGCAGAGATAGTCCGTCAGATAGAGATGAATAAACCCTATGCTTATGGGCCTGACTACACTAAGCTTAGACAACCAAATGGTCAGATTGTAAACTTTGTCATTGCCTAAGGTAGGTTAAGATGGACCCCATTACTATAGCTATGGCTAGTTTCTCAGCTATCAAGGCTGGTGTGTCAGCTGGTAAGGAGATAACCTCTTTAGCTAAAGACATAGGTAGTTTGTTTGAAGCTATCGATCAGGCCAAAGATAATCATGACAAGAAAAGAAGTAGTATATTTGCTAATGCAAATGAAGAAGCTTTAGACACGTATGTCAATCGTAAGAAGGCCGAAGATTTAGAGAATAATTTAAGGGAGATTATCATAGCCACTAGGGGATACTCAGGGTGGCAAGAATTGGTAGCCTTAAGAAAAGAAATACGAGTTAGGAAGAAAAAAGAAGCAGAGGACAAGAGGAAGAAAAGAGCAGAACTTTGGGAGAATATTCTTCTATGGGGTGGTGTCACTCTTATTGTTCTATTCACCTTTGGCTTTGCTTTATTCTTTCTTCTCTTTTACTACGGCAGACTATAAAGGAAAAACTATGTCAAGTCCTAAACCAACTAACCCTGCGTTATGGAATCGTGCAAAGCAAGCAGCACGTAAGAAGTTCAAAGTCTACCCATCAGCTTATGCTAATGCTTGGGCATCCAAGTGGTACAAGGAAAAGGGTGGTGGTTGGAGAGGCAAAGACAACAGAGTGAGGAAAACATAATGCCTTATGAAAAATATACACCTAAACAAAAACGTCTAGCTGCAGTTGCTGTACCCCGTAAGAAGATTACATCAGCTGACCTAAAGAAACTTCGTCAGAAAAAGAAGAAGAAATAATGGCTAAGGGTGGTCTAGGTAAATGGTTCAGTGAGGAATGGATCGACGTCAAGACAGGTAAACCCTGTGGCAGATCCAAGGGTGAGAAGAGAGCTTACCCTGCTTGCAGACCCAAGGCGGTAGCAGGTAGCATCAGTAAAAGGGAAGCTGCCAAAAAGAAAGGACCGAAGAGAGTATCTTGGTCCACAACAGCATCAGGAAAGAAAAGGAAGGGGAGCCGTTAAGCTCCTCTTTTTTTTTATGCAGACTGACCCCAGTCATAACAGGCATAGTCAACAACAAACCAACCCCTTTCTTCTATAAGTTTTATACCGACACCTATGCTTTCCTGACAAGCCTCTTCTGTTTTGTACATATCTGGTCCAGTAAAAGTTTTGCAGACATTATTTTCTGCATAACAGGCTAGTACTAAAGCTGCTATCATTAGATTTCTCCTTCCATTTCAAGTATAAGTTTATTTAAGTACCATTGTGCTTTCTTCAAGTCTTCAACAGGCTTTCCCTTATACCTGTAACGATGGAGATACTTCTTAGTATTGCCTTCTAAGTACCCCAAGAACATCATCGTATCCATGTTGTCCTTCATATAGTCTATGCACTCTATTTGTCCATCACCATAGTGTAGTGGCTTATTTACTGGATCTGACATAGGTTCTCCTAGATGTTTATTAACTCAGCTTTAGTATAGGGAATATGAAAGAACTTCTCACCTTTAACAATGTATCTACCCTTAGCTTCCTTCAGGCTTTCCTCAGTCAGTAGTGTATCCTTAATTCTCCATGCTTGTTTCATGTCATTACGAAAGATATAGAAGTTCAAGACACCATTCTGTTTCTGGTACTTCTTGACTAATCTACCCTTACGTTCAGGGATACGTATCTCAGCCCAAGTGGTAGGCCAATCTTCTTTCCATGCTACCTTAAGCTCAGCCTCGTTGAAGTATGTATAGTCATCTTTCTGTGTCACCACATCAGCATCGTAGTTTTCTTTTGTGTTGACAACTGTATGCCCCTTCCTTTCGAGAAGGGACACCAGAGTTTCTTTAGCCTTAGCATCATAAGCTTCATATAAGGCTCTGTTGAATGGGCGTTTGATCATGCTACAAAGATTTCAAGTGCAGCTACTACAGTAATAATAAGGGCATATACCTCTAAACCTGTCATAGTCTTTCTCCTTTATGTTAAGTCTACAATTTCACAAACATCACCTGAGCAAGCCATTGTCTGCATAGCTACGGTGTTATCTTCCTTCTCATACTCAGATAACTTAGACCAATCTATTTCATCTGGCATCTCACTTAATAACATATTATACTGGTCCTTGTCAATCTCCTGATATGGTGCTTGCTGATAAGTATGTTCGTTGTATGGTAAAAATGACACACCTGACATCTCATCGAAGTGTTTATATACAAATGCTCCTACCTCGAACCATTCATCTTTCTTGACATTGATAGTGACAGATGGCTTGTGTTCACACCAGTGGCGTTGATAGGTAAGCCATGTCTCTAGTTGTTCAATGGCTGACATATCTGAAGTAACTACTGATCCCTTAGGTGACATGATAGGAAAACTAAACACAGTTGTACCATCAGGTTTAATCACACAGGGTTCACTAGGGATCTTCTGGTCCTTCATGAATTGTGTCAACGGATCTTTGTTGTCTCCCCTAACGGTTCTAATATAGTAGTCTGAATGTCTGGCAT